CGATGATCGGCTTGCCTAGCGCGCGGATCTCGTTGTGCCGCTCGCGGAGGAAGTTTTGGTATTGAAAGGGAGAGATCAGGCAAATGGCATCGGAATTGCTTTCGCGCAGCATCCGCATCACGGTGCCGTGATCCTGCGTCATGGGGATGACTTTGCGCGCCATGCCTGCACGGTGGAGCTTATCCGTCGCGGCCCACGCAAAGGATGCCGGTTCTTCGGCAAGGAAAAGGAAGTCGCCGGTCTTCACGCTCCAAACGCTGCAAGTTGCGCCAAAAGCGCCACCTCTTCTTCAGGGTTTTGCTTGTAGTAGTCGGGATTGCGCTGCTTAAAGACCTCGTAACCTTGGCGGTAGTTTGCCGGGCTATTGCTGCGAGCCGTGGTTTCATGCTGCTCCACGCCATCAACGAGCATCGCATTTATGTGGCGGATTATTAGGCGACTAGGCACGATCCACTTTCCTTTGAGGGCGCGCCAAGTGAGTTCGGTGTCAGCAAACATAGAGCGGTATTGGTCGCAGTAAATCCCGCCTGCGTAGCCCAGCGCCTTGAGCGTTTGGCGTGTCATGCAGGGGATACAAATCAGGCCATCCTCGCGGATGCCGTCGCGGATTTGCAGGATCGCCGGCTTGTTTAATTTGTCGCCAAGCTCTTCCTCAATCGCTGCGTCCCAATGTAGCGGCGGGTCAGGCGTGTCGTCCTGGCAGTAGATGAGCACCTTGCCCACGCTGGCGCGCGCGGCGGCGTTGGTCGCGGCAACGCAATTTGTCTTGTCTAGCTGGCCCGCCGGGCTGGTTGCATGGCGGAAGCGGGCAAGCAGCTCGAGGTCGGGACTGTCGGCTTCCATGCCAAAGATGTGCTCGATGCGGTCGGGATTAGCGGCGGCATCCAGCCAACGCTTGCGGACTTGTGCCGCTTGCTCTGGGCGTCCGCGCGTCGGGTGAATAATGCTGATGCTGAACTTGTGCTGCGCGATGCGGGTCCGCTCGATGCTGTCGGCCTTCTGGGTCTGGCCGGTCATGCGGAGGAACTGAGTCCAAAGGGTTTCGCCCGCCCACCCGTAGAGGCCGTCGCGGTGGGTCCATGGCTTATCTTCCGGGCGCGGCAGGGCCATCATCGCGCGCAGATAAGCCTCGGCGGTGACCATGTCGCCCAGGTCAAGGTGCATGGCTCCGAGTAGTGCCAAGGCTTCGCGGCGGTTTGGCTGGCATTTGTAGGCCGCGTGGAGCGCGGTCAGCATCGTTGTGTATTCGGCGCTGTTTGTTTCCAGCATGGCCGGGCGCACCATCTCGCAGAGGTTTAAGAACAGCTCGTAGCGTTCGGTCGGCTTGCAGTCGGGGCGGCGGGCCAGATCGGCGGCGAGCTTGACGGCCTCGGCCTTGCGCTCTGGTCGGGCCATGAGTTCGCCGTGCAGATGGTAAAGCGCGGAAATGTCGCGCTCGGCCTCGGGAATGGACTCGAGGATGCGAAGGTTGCGGTCGCTGCCCTGCTTTGGTTCGTCAGCGTGCGGCAGATGCACCACCACCGGGGAGTCGCAGCGGGCGATCTTTGCGCCCTCTTTGAGTTGGAAGTTTTCATGGATGCGGTTGACCCACTTCCCTGCCTCGCGGCGAACCAGGCGCTCGCGGATGTTGTGGGCAATGCCGCGCCCGGCTACGTCGTGGAACAAACAGAAGGCGTCGAAGTTGTCGGCCTCAAACTTGGTCAAGAGTTCGTGTAGTGCATCGGCAAAGTTCGGACCAGGCGTGTCGTCGGCGTCCACCCAGAGCGCCCAGGGCTTTGTGGCAATATCAAAGGACTTCTGGCGGGCGGCGGCGAAAGAATCAACGTGCGGCCAATCGGCGTGCTCGGCTTCGTTGCTGTAGATGTCGTAGGCGGCTCCGTGGCGCTGGCATATCTCGGCAATACGGACATCGCGCGGGACGCTGCCGGTGGCGTGAACCACGACCATCTCGCCCACGGCAGGGGCAAATTGAGTTAAGCAACGTTCAAGGTGAATCGGCTCGTTGCCGACGATCAGGCACAAACTTATTTTATCTCGCATCTCGGGGCGTGAGCGTTTGTCAACGCCCCCAAAGCAAAACCCCCGGCGTGTGCCGGGGGCTTGCTGTTGCGGTTGAGGGAAGAACTACGCTCCGAGGGCGAGCTTCGCAGCCGCCGTGATCGCGCGGGACGCACCCCAGACGGCCTCAAAGGCCATGTGGTGCTTGCCCGTTTCGGGACGGTAGAAGCGGCGCACGCCGATGGTCAGGCCGGTCGCGGGGTCCGTGACGGTCTGAGCAGCGAGATACTCCGAAGGAGCCTGCGGCTCGAGGGCGCGGACAGCCAGGGCGACGGCGTTCGGGTGAACGGCCACAGCCGACAGGCTGATGCTGTTGGTCGGGAGCACCAAGCTCTCGTAGACGTTCATGCCGAGGATGCGGGGCACGCGGCCATCAGCGATGGTGTCGCGAGCGCCGAATTGCGAGGCGTCCAACAGGCCGCTCTGGGACAGGAGGCTGTCGTAGAGGGTCGTGTTGAGGATGAGCGCGCGGTCGGTCTGCGGGACTTTCGAGTCGCTCAACGCTTTGCGGAGCGAGCGGGCGTTGGTGAGCGTGAAGGCCGACAGGTTGGTCAGGGTCGCGGCGTATTGCGCGGCGCTGGAGGCGGTCGTGACGAAGAGGTTGTAGACGCTGGTCAACACGGCCTGGGCCAAGGCTTTGCCGGATTGATTGGCGAACTTCATGATCTCCACCGTGGACGAAGCCACAAACTCACGATCGGTCACGTCCGAGGTGACGATCTGGTGGTTGTTGATGGAGATCGAGACGTTGCTTATCGTGCCACCGCCAGCGGTGTAATCGTCAGCGAAGGTCGTGGCCGTGAGGTTCGCGATGAGCGGAACCTCGACCGTTGCGCCACGGCGCACGGTTTCGGCGCTGTAGCTGGTGGTGAAGAGCGAAAGGCTCTCCATGTCGGCAACGAAGGCTTCGAGCGCAGTCTGCGCGATGAGGCGGTCGTTGAGGTTTGTTGCGATGGATGTTGCCATAAAATTGGATTAATAAGCGGATGCGATGATGTCGCGCTTGTTGGCGCGGAAATACTCGACGGCGTCAGCGCCGGTGAGGCTGTTGAAAATCTGTGCTGGCGTCAGTTCCGGCTCGGAAGACGCGACAGCCACGGGATCAATGCCAACAGAAGCGACGATTGCCGCAGCCTGGTCGCCAGCACTTTTGGAGGCCGCGAGCAGCGCGGTAATCTCCTCGTCCTTGCTGGCCGACTCGGCGGTCAGGCGCTCGACTTCGGCTTTGAGGGTTTCGAGTTCTTTGGCAACGTCTTCTCCCGTTTGGACGGAAGCGGCCTGTTCGGCTTCGGCTTCGGCCAGCTTGGCTTGAAGCTCGTCAACTTTTGCTTGGAGGTCGGCGGTCATGTTAACTTCCGTGGAGATGTCAACGGCGTCCTCGGTAACAGGCGCTTCGACGGTCGGCTCCACGATCTCGGGAGCTTCCTCGGCTTTGATGTTTTTCGCGGATTTGCGGGCCATAGAGTTGGAAAAGGTGTCAAAGCGCGCGCGGGCGCTTTCGGGTGTGATGGAAGCAGCAACTTCGATGCCGTCTTCGATGCCGTCGGCAAAATTCATGGCAACGGCTTGGGTAGCATCGAGCCATGTCTCGGCGTCCATAAGGGACGCAATCTCGTCGGAGTCCATCCCGGTCTTTCGCGTGTAAGCGTTGACCAAAGTTTTTTTGAGCTTGTCGAGAACGTCCGCTTCTTTGCGAAGATCGTTGGCGTCCCCGACGCTCATTGACCAAGGGTTGTGGATCATGAGCATGGCGTTGTCGGCCATGAGCACTTCCTCGCCGGCCATGGCGATGACTGAGGCCATGCTTGCTGCAAGTCCGTCAACGTGAACGGTTAAGCCGCCTTTATGGCGGCGCAGGGCATTGTAAATGGCCGCGCCTTCGATGACGCTTCCTCCAACGGAATTGACTCGGAGGTCGATGTGCTGGCCTTTGAGCTTGCCAACTTCGGCCACGAAATCTTTGGCAGTGACGCCGCCGAAACCGATCTCGTCATATATAGACACTTCGATGCTATCGCCGGGCGCGCTGTTCTCGGTCTTTGAAATTGCATACCAGCGGTTCGCGCTCATTGCTGTGCTGGCGGTGTCAATGCGGCGGGGACTGCCGGCGCGGGATTTGGGTTAAATGTGGCGATGCTGTCGGCGCTGATTTGGAACTCTGCCGCAAGGTCGGCCAGATATTTGGCCTCGACGGCGCGCTGACGAAGTTGGTCTTTCCACTCCATGCCGCGCTCGGAGTAATCCTCCGAGTAAGTGCGAAGGCCCGCACGAACATCGGCGAGATTTGCAGCGGCCTCGCGTCCGTAATCCACGCTGGCGGCTGCCGGGCGCTGCCATTCGACTTTCCACCAGTTTGCATTTTGCGGGATGTAACCTTTCGCCATGCCGACCGTGATGACGTGCGCCCACACGCGGGAGCAGAGACGGTCGATAAGTAATGCCTGCCGTTGCTCAAAGGTGCGTTGAGCGCGGACGAGCACGGCGCGCAGGGCTGCGCCACCGGCATCGGATGGCCGCGCGTAAAACTCCCACGGCACGCCGACATTCCCGCAGACTTCGCGCAGGAGGATGTCACAAAACTCGCGGAAGTTTTGTGACGGCCGGTTGCTGGTCCAAGAAATCAGATCCTCGCCCACACCGAGGCGCGGGATGGCCCCACCGGCATTGCCGAGGGATTCCACCGTAAGTTCGGTGTTGCTGTCTGC